TCTCATTGTAGTACCCCGTATAAGTAACAAGATAATTCTAACCCAATATAGTATAGCACATGTCCACCAAAGTAAGCAAGTGCAAACAATAAAATATATTTAATGTACTTGTCTTCCATTATTCCTCCAGGTTTAGGGATTCTACGTCAAAAGTATAATCTTTGTCTGCATATAACTCGTTCATGAAACTGCAATAATCTAATGCTTTCTCATAAGTCTTAAATGCTCTTAGGTTCTCACTGAAATCCCAATCACTTTTTACAACTACATAAACTGTAGTTAACTTCTGGTCTTCATCATCAATCAGTTTGTTCTTAAGTTTACCCATTAGTCACGCTCCCAGTCATCCTCATCAATGAAGTCTGTCTCATCAAGCTCAAGCTCTAGCTCCTCTAATTCCTCCTCAGTTAACTCATCCTCAGGTTCATAGTAACTATCATTATTGTATCTATTCATTATGCTGCCCTCCCTAGTATATTCTTAATTGCTTCTGCTCTAATCTCGTTTAACTCCTCAGCAATATATGATCCGTCAATATCCCTTATCCAACCATGACCAAACCACTGCTTAACCCTGGGATCAAAGTATAAGTCTATATGATTCTCTCCCCAAATAACTTCTAAGTCTGTATTACCCCTACTAATCTCTTCACCTACTGCCCTCATTACCTGAGCATAACTAGGTTTACGACCATCAAATACAATCTCTTTAATCGGATTACATACGCTCATATTATGCTCTCTTTCTAGAATTAAATTGTTCTACTGCATACGCATGGTTACTAACTTCACGCAATGCATTAAAAGCTATATCTCTTTTAACACTCTCTTCAAAGTTTGTCAAGCTATGACCACCACTCCAGGCAGAATCATTACAAGATACTTCACGCACTAAGAAGTCTATCTTACCCAACACTGTACCTATATACTTCAGGTTATCATTAATATAATCAGTGTAGTGCTTCTGAAAATCTTTTAATTTATCCTGTACTTCCTTGTCTAGTTTAAAGCTATTCATTGATATATCCCTCCTCAATTAAATGTCTAGCAGTACGACCAAACCATCCCTGTAACTGCCATGCCATACCAGTATCTACTAAAGTCTGCCATGCTTCTAAAACCTGGTCTTCACTATCTGCTTCAATAAATCCTTCTGCTAATCCCACTGCCTGATAAGTATCCATCATAATTAATACCTCCTAAGTTAAATACATTCTATCATAAATTCCTGCATTGTCTATAGGGGAAAACCCCTATAGTATCTTACTTCACTGATTGAATTAATCCGTCCTGCATTTTAACTTCAGCAAAAAACTCTCTGCCCTGCCCTGTAATATGCGGACGATTAGCCCCTACTAAGTAACCTGTAGACTGGTATTCAGTACCAAAAATACTCGTCTCAATATACTTTAATCGTTGACCTACACTTGCTTTTAAATCCTTCTTATTTGCGTAATTAAATACTAACATTTTTAATTCTCCTTTGCTTAGTTGATGAGACAAGTATACTACAATCTAATACACTTGTCTATAGGTGTTAACCCTTAGTTGCTATAATCTTGATTACCTTAGCTTTACTACTACCATGAGCGATAAAACCTACAATTACTTTACGCTCTGATTTTTGACACAATGCACAACTCTCACAAGTTACATTGTCTTTTAATTGTGCTGGGCATATTGCCACTGTATTACCTGAAGGGGTTTTAAAGGTGCTTACAGCGTCGCTATGACCTTCTAATACTACAGTAGTGGGATACCCTTCATTGTATGCTTGATCTGCTTCTGTAATGCTTTCAGTACTTGCATTGATTGTAAAACCCTGAGCATTAGCTTGCTTGATAGCTATAGCATTTTGACCTGATCTAGGATAGTGAGTATAAGTAAACCCTCTTTTACCCTGATTAGCTTGTACCAGTGCTTTAAGCTTTACAGTATCGATAATATTGTTTTGACCTGGTAAGTCTCCTGCTTGATTATGTCTCCATAATTGCCCAGGTTTAAACCCTGATACAGTAGTGCAAAACGTATCCCAGTCAGTACCTCGCTCTTCACTGGTTACTTTATTCCAATGCATATTGAGATGATAATCTAGGGCATAACAACCACCTTCTTTAAATGGGCATACAGGCGGGCATGAATGCTTGCTAGTGGTGCTTACTGGTATTTTACCAGTTTTAGTATTGCTAGATTTTAGCGTTAAATGTACTTGCATTTTTATTCACCTTTTTAATAATTGTCATACCTTCATTAAATTGAGCGTAATACCTTGCCTCCTTCAATGTCTTAAATTTAAAGTCTTTCCCATTAATTGTAAATTGGTACATACCCTAACCCTCCATTATCCTATGATTAAAATCTCTATTGTTTTTAAATGTCTAATTCTATCCTGCTTATATTGTGATTCTACAGTATCCCATTTAATTTTATCTAATTCTCTTCCGACTAGATCCCACAATAAAATTCTCTCGTCCCTGGTTAATGCAATATTCATTTTATCTTGAAATTCTCTATCCATGTTAAACCCTCCTGTAGTGTTTTAAGAATACCCTAGTCAACTGGTTTAGTCAACTAGGGCAAACCCTTACTTACTGTTATCCCACTGTAGTCCTGCTAAAATCTTAACTTCGTTGATAAAATCCCTTAGGTGTTCTGTATTGCCTTGCTCTAGAAATAGACCATAAAAACCTTCTGTCTTATTTTCCCAGCGATCAATAAACTGGTCTCTAGTTAATTCAATTTCTCGTCCGAACATGTTAATAAATGGTTTAGTTTGCATTGTATTACCTCCTGTGTTAATGATTAGATAATAACAGAATCCTATGAAATGTCTATAGGTACTTACCCTAGTGCCTGGTGTATTAGAGGGTCACTACTATACTCTCATTCTCTTGATTTGTCAATAGGTATTTTCCCTAATTGACTATATAATTTATTTGTGCATAGGGGGAGGGGGGCTACGCTACAAATTAGTACGTTAGAACCCTACTAAACACCTAAAAAGTAGAATTAAGAAGTGCTTAAAAATTAGGCATATTGCTTAAAAATTAAGCAGTAGATCTTCCTAGTAAAATCAAGGAGTTACATAATAGGGACACAGTCAATAAGACCAGGAAGAAAAGGCTGATGCGGAATACGTGCTAGTTTACTGGGTAGACCCGCTGAAGGAGACGTGCTCCGTAGGCATCATAGTAAAATATTACTTGACAAAATCTCATAAGTATGGTATAATAGTTGTACTAAGGAGAAAAAACGCTCTGTCTTACTCCTAAGTAACAACCATATAAAAAACAAATAATATAAAAACTACTTAGTTAAACTTCTAAGTATAACTTAGAAGAGAAGTAATTTTAAATGTTAGTCTCTACTCACGTAGGAAAAGGCTTAGAAGTGAACTTAGAAGATAAAGAAGATAATTCAGTTATTGTGTCTATACCACGTAGGGGTCGTCCTCCTAAGGCTGTCGTAGAAGCGAAGCGTAAAAGAGGTAAAGTTGGTAGACCCCAGGGTGACACAGGAAGAATACAAGAATTTAAAGCTAGACTCCTGAGTACCACTGGAACAAAGGTAATCGATACTGTCTTAAGGAAAGCCTTAGACGATAGCGATAAAGACCAGGTAGCATGTCTGAAGATGTGCATGGATAGACTTCTACCTGTCTCCCTATTCGAGAAAGATGCTAAGGGTCAGCGGAATGCTGTAACAATTAACATCACTGGTTTAGGTGAGACTAAGGTAGAGGCTGTAGAGACCATCGACATGGTAGATGACGATGAATCTTAATTTCGAGCTCCTTCCCTGGCAAAAGAAAGTATTTAGCGACGATACAAGGTTTAAGGTTATCGTAGCAGGACGACGCTGTGGTAAGAGTAGACTCTCAGCAGTAGCCCTCTTGGTGGAGGGACTGAGATGTCCTCAAGGCTCAGCAGTGATGTATGTAGCCCCTACCCAAGGGCAAGCAAGACAGATTATCTGGGACTTGCTAATGGAGCTGGGTAGAGATGTAATCAGTAACAGTCATGTCAACAACATGGATATCACACTGATAAATGGTGCTAAGATTTATGTACGAGGTAGCGATAGACCTGACACCCTTCGTGGGGTTAGCCTTACTTTCTTGGTATTGGACGAAGTAGCGGATATTAAAAGTGAGACTTGGGAGAAGGTGTTACGTGCAGCGTTATCGGACAAAAAGGGTAAAGCACTCTTTATTGGGACTCCGAAGGGACGCAACTGGTTCTACGATATGTATAACCTGGGGTCTTCTGAAGAAGATGAGGAGTGGAAGAGCTGGCACTTCACGACCAAAGACAATCCGCTTATTGATCCGAAAGAGATTGAAGGAGCTAAAAAGACTTTATCGTCATTCAGTTTTAAGCAGGAATACGAAGCAAGCTTCGACAACGCTGGAACAGATTTATTTAAAGAAGATTGGATACAGTATGGAGAAGAACCCACAGACGGTGTCTACCATATTGCCATAGACTTAGCAGGGTTTACTAATGCAAACTACTCCTCTGCTAGGGCTAAGAAGCTAGATGAATCAGCTATCGCTGTGGTAAAAGTAACAGATGATGGTATCTGGTTTGTAAGAAAGATTGAGCATGGACGCTGGGATGTTAAGGATGCTGCAGCTAGGATTCTAAAGAACATCAGAGAGTTTCAACCAGTGGGTGTAGGAATTGAAAGAGGAACGGTACGTAATGCTGTATTACCTTACCTCAGTGATCTAATGCGATCAAACAACGTCTACGCTCACATACAAGATTTAACGCATGGCGGTAAGCAAAAGACTGAGAGAATCGTCTGGGCATTACAAGGACGCTTCGAGCATGGTAAAGTAGTATTGAATGAAGACGAAGACTGGACAGAGTTTGTAGATCAGCTTCTGATGTTCCCTACGTCTCAAGTACATGATGACTTAGTGGATGCTTTAAGTTATGTTGACCAATTGGCTGTAACGTCATACTTTACAAACCAAGAGGAAGACGAATATGAACCGAG